AGTACTGGACCAGGTGGATATGTTCCTGGTGAAACCCATACTGCAGATGGCGAACCCCAAGAGCAGGGAAACACGGGATTCTTTGGAGGACTTGCCAATAAGTTCCTTAGTGCAATCAGAGGCATAGGACTCTTTGATGCAGGTGGTGAAGCAAACGTTAAGACAGGAACTCCAGAATACGAGGAAAACTTTAGTGGTGACGCAAGAAATAAGATTCTTCCTAAACTTTCTGTAGGGGGAGAAGCAATTATTGAGGGTGCTAAGAAAGTAGTTGGTAAGAAGAAAAGGGTCCGTGACATGTGTGCTTGGACTACAAGATTAGCACTTAAAAAGGCAGGGCATAGTTATGCTGAGAAGAGGACTCAAAAAGGTGACTTAGATACACCAAAAGGCACAGCATATAACGGTAGAAACTTTGCTGCTTCCTTCGGTGGCACTGACATGGGCACTGTGATAAGGAAAAAGTCTGCAATTAAAAAGGGAGATATCATTTTATGGAGAGCAGATAGAAATTTAGGTGGCAGTTCTAATAAAGGTGCTATCACACACGTTGGTATTGCTGCTGATGATGGATTGAGACATCAGTATGACCATAACACAAAAAGAGGTTTCCATTACAGACCGCATTGGAGTAGATCTGGTGGTACTTCTTGGTTTGCAGGTGTTCGTTTAGGTGGAGAACTTGGACAAATTGGTGCTGATACAGGTGATGACGGTGGTGGTGACTCTGGTGACTCTGGTGATAGTGGTGCATCTTCAAACAGTGCAGTAAAATTAATTAATACTATGGGTCTTGGCAAACCCTCTAGTTCACAGAGTATAGAAGCGAGAATGGGAGCAGGAGTTTCTAGTCAGTTTGGATCTGCTTCAAGCGGAACAGGAGCATTAACACAGGCAACTGCAGATAGAAATGAATCAAGAAAACAATTCAAAGAAGGTGTAACTAATGCTGTAACTGCTGCAGCAACAACAGTGAGATCATCTAATGCTGCGACTGCTAATGCTGTCAATCAAGCACAAGAAGGTCTAGCAGGTGCGTCAGGTGGTGGAGGAGGAGGTTCGACATCGGTAAATAGTTTACCTGGTGTAGGAACTGTAAATATGAATGGTGTGTTAAAAAGCACAGCATATGCTCTTAATTCCAACAACAACTTTATGAGAGGTCTTTTACGATGAGTATTAAAAGAGTAAATGCGGGTGATTGTACTGTTACAATTTCTCTTAAGAGAGATGGAGAAAAACTTACAACTAAAGATGGTGGATATAATTTAATCACCTTTCTCAAAACTTGGGAGATCTACGAGAGCATTGAGTCTGCAACAATCGAGGCAATGTTTATCTTTGAAGATAGTGCAGGTCTTTCAAATGTTTTTACTGGATCTGAACTGATTAGGTTTGAAGTTAAAGGAAGTGTTGTTACGAGAAAGTATTCTTTTAGATCATACAACATTAGTAGTAGAAGTAGAGTTACTCAAACTACTGATGCATTTATTATTCATGCATGTTCTGATGAATATATTAAGAATGAAGCAGCAAATGTTTTTGGAAACTCAGAAGTAATCTTTAAAAAGACTGGTATTGAAGCAACTGATATTGTCAAAACATTAGTGGGAAACACTATGTTTCTTGGAAGTGAGAAAAAAGTATTTGCAGAGGATAGTTTAACCAAACATAAGTTTATAGCACCAAACTGGAGACCTTTAGATACAATCTATTGGATTACCCAGAGAACAGTCAGAAAAAAGAAAACGGGTGGTAGTTATCAAAACGGGTACACATTCTTTGAAAATGCATTAGGTTATCACTTCAAATCTATTGATGGTATGATTGATGATATCAATGATCAGGATGGTGATACCAAAACTGATGAAAAAACAGGTAAAACAAGATTGTATAGTTATTCTCTTTCTTTAAAGAGGGTAGGTAATGGAGCAACAGACCAGTATAAAATTGATACTGTATCATTCCCAGAGGAGAAAAACTTTTTGATGGGATTGAGGCATGGTGCGTGGTCAGGATACAGTGTGGGGTTTGATCCTGTAACAATCAATCAATCTAGATGGGGTGGTAAGAGTCCAGACTTAGCAGGAGCAAGTTTCAACTATAATATTAATGATATCTGGAAATCAATGTCACACTTGGGTGGAAAGAAGGCAGTCAACCCTGTGTCACGACTTGATAATGAAACCAAAAATCTTATTGACAACCCTAAGAGGGTACGTTATAGTATACTTCCAAACCAAATCTTCGATAAGAAGTGGTATAACTACATACCTGGTTTGAACAGAAGTTCCTCCAAAAATTATGAAGCACTCGTAGAGTTGCAAGCATATCAATGGATGAGAATGGAATCACTAAAAAACACAAAACTACAAATCTCAATTCCTGGAAATCTGGACCTCTATGCAGGTTCTGGTATCGATGTTACCTTACCATCTACAGTAAAATCTGGTGATAAGATTAAGAGAGATAAGAGGTATAGTGGTCGTTACATGATTGTTACGATTGCTCATAAAGGATCATCTGATACATTTTCTTCGGAAATGCTCCTCATGAAGGACGCTGTTAGTTGATAAATAGTTTTGTACTACTAAGGTACTAACATGAAAACACTAGAAGAACACATCCAAAAAGATCAAGACATCCTAGACAATCCGATGACATCTCCTGCATCTCGCAGACACATTACTGAAGAGTTGCATGAGTTAGAAGTTTATGCTCATAATCATCGCCACGAGATTGCAGAGGGTGATCACCATGATCCAACTGCGCTTGAACTATTTTGTGAAGTGCATCCTGACGAACCAGAATGCCTAATCTATGACGATTGAGTCTTACCTTTTAGGACTCTGGAATAACATAGCACAAGCACAAGCGAATCCCCATGCCTATGCATCAATTTACATGCATTGGCAAGAGATAGAAGGGGGTTTTCAGTCTCAAAATTACTATAGAGTTGACGGTCCAAGTAAACCATATAGAAAAAGATATCACAAGAAGGTAATAATATCAGACACTGAAGTATTAATAGAGAATTACGATTTGGAGTGGACAAAATCTGAAGAGTGTGGTATGCTGTTTACATTTGATGGTAACGCATGGCACGGTTCTGTAGTGGGAAATTGTATTGCTAATGGAGTTGAAATCAAATCACAGATGTCACTCTTCGGTGACAAGTTACATAGTTGTGACCAAGGGTATGTTGATGGTAAGATGATCTGGGGTAGTAAAGAAACCTATAAGTTTGTCAAAACCAAAATCGCCTTTTAGTTTCAAAAATCGGGGCAAAAAAATCCCGCCAAAATTTTAACCTCCAAGGTTTTTCCATAAATAATCAAAAATCTCAAGATAGATGAACACAGTTGAAGGGATTCTCAATGAACCTACAGTAAATTTCGTTGGTAAAGACGGATTTTATTGGTGGGTTGGAGAAGTTGAAGACAATGAAGACCCGATGGAACTCGGTCGGTGTAAGGTTCGTGTGCTCGGATATTACACTAATGTGAGAGGTGGTACGGTTGCTGACTTACCTACAGACGAATTACCATGGGCAACAGTATTACAACATACTTCTCAGGCAGGTAATGATGGTCAGGGTGAGAGTGCAGGACAACTTCAACCTGGTGCGATTGTTATGGGATTCTTCATGGATGGAGAATCTGCTCAAATGCCGATTGTTATTGGTGTTTTGCGTATTCAAAAAAGTCTTGCGAGTGGTAAAAAGCATCAATTCACCTTAACAGGTGAAGCAATGGAAGGTCCTCAGGTGAACCCTGCACTTAGAAGGACTGCAGATCCTAATAGTAATAAAGTCAATAATAAGGAGAATGCTTCTGGATCAAATGCTGTAAAAAATCCTGGAAGTAAAGTATCACCAGAACCTGCAGGTCCAGGATCACCTAATAATATAGGTGTACACCTCCCAGGATCCTCTGGTAATCCAACAAAACCAAGATCACCTAGTAAACCAATCCCTACTGCAAATGGTGTAGGTGGACCATGGAAATCTGTAGAAGCAAAATTAAACTACCTGTTGGAGGATATTGCTGATACAGCAGGTACACTGATTGCAACAGAAGATGGAGATTTTCTTGACATTGTATCAGGTAAAGTTGTAACTATTGAGAAACTTACAGCAAAACTACAAAATTTCTTGGGTGCAATCTTCACTCAAATCATCTCTGCGATTAGAGAATCAACATCAGCACTTGCTGAAAAGTTGGGTGGTCTACTAGACTTTTCCAAACTTGCACCAGGAGTTCCATTTTTACAAATGGGGTTGATTCAAACTGCGGTACAACAGATTTTATCACAACTCTGTATCTTTGATAGTCAAATTACTAGTTTTATTTCAGATCCTGTTGGATCTATCACTGGTTTAATTTCGGGAATGTTAGAGGGTGCTATCAGTAAAGCAGAAATGGTAATGCAAGGTGTGCAAGAAACCATTGATAGTATCGTATGTAATGTACAAAAAGTTCTTAATGATCTTAAAAAGGTAATTTCTGCTGTAAAAACAACAGTTAGTGCAGTCAGCGGTGCACAAGACATCATCAACAACTGGGAAAAAGGTTCTGGTATCTTTGATGCAGGAAATGACTTCTTTCAAAACGGACTTACTGGTCTTTCGGGTCTCCTTTCTCTATTCGTTAAGTTTCTTGGTGGTGGATGCGATAGAAAACCTGATGGAGGTGCTGATAGTCATGGTTACTTCCCATTATTCGGTGTTACCAACTGTAGTGACGAAGAATTAGAAAATATCAATAAAATTCGAGGTAGTAATAGAGGAAGTTGTGAAGGTGATAGTGCTGCAGGTGGTATTCTTGATCAAATCTTTACAAAAGCAGATCCATATCTACAAGTAGCAAAAACATTTGTTGATGGTTCATTTGATCACCATGTAGGAACCCCAGGTCGTCAGGCACATGTCATGAGGGAACCTAGTGGAACTACTCACTCTTCTTATAACATCAATAACAACACTTTTGCAGAGTGGACATTTCTGAAAAAACTTAGAGAAAGTAATGCAGACATTTCAGAGGCAGAGGTAGAAAAGAAACTTGAAGCATATAAAAAGACTAACCGAGGTAATACTAAAGATGATACTGGTAACTTAGTTGCCGATCACTCTAGTTACGCAGGAAATCACACCGTAGATGTTATGGGTGACGATTGTACAACTGTAGATGGTGATACTGTTCTAAACGTAGAAGGTGATTATCGTCTGAAGATTACTGGTGACTGCCATCTTGAAGTTGGTGGAGGTTTCTTCCTCAACGCATCTGGTGCACCTAAAACAGTAGATAAAAACGGTAAGAAAAAGAGCAGCAAGATTCAGAAACACACAATTTCATTTAACTCAGATGTAGATGTTAAAACTGCGGGTGCTGCTTTAACATTGCAAGGAGCAGAATTTAGTAATGGTGCTAATAATACTAAGTTTACTGGATCTATCTATGAAAACTCATGTAAACTTCAAAAGATGAGTGGTAATGAACTTGTATTGTCTGGTAATAGTGTTATCAACCTTGCGACTCCTGTGTTAAACCAGATGATCAATACTGATCCAACATCAACGATTGCTGCACCAGGAGTTTTTACTACTTGTTTTGGAGACATTACAACTAAACAATTTCCCTCTAAGACTAGACCAGTTCCGACTAATACCCTATTGAATGAACTTGGTCCTGTAACGGTGACTTCTGGAGCACCAGGTTATAATAATGTAGTGACTACAGGTATATTCAATGTTAATGTTAAAGCAGGTGCTATGACAATGGCATGCACCACTGCAGCATCTATCACATCAGGTGCTGCCATGACCCTGCAGGCAGGTGCAGTTATGAAACTGAAGGGTACCGCTATCTACCTAAATTGACTTGACAGGGGTCTAAGGGTCTGTTATACTACATAGGT